CATCGTCTTCGGAATCATCAACGGGAGTCCACGTACCGCCCTGTGAGTCATTCACGATAGTCCATGTGGGTACCTGTAGATCCGATACCATCGTCCATGCCGGGGTCTGCGCATCGCCAACTTGAGTCCAGCCAGCAGTCTGCGCGTCATTTACTGCACTCCAATTAGCGGTCTGCGCGTCGGTTGCCGCGATCCAAGAAGTGTTCTGGGAGTCATCGACGCAGACCCATCCAGCACTTTGTGAATCATCGGCACAGATCCATCCAGCACTTTGTGAATCATCAACTGGACTCCAACCCGGTGTTTGAGCATCGGGTACAAGATTCCAAATCGCCCCCTGACCGTCGTCAACCGGGTTCCAAAGGTTAACGATATCAACAGCGACTTGCCCGATTGTACCAAAACCGCTGACGCCGTATACAAGTACCGCTACAAGATTTAGCCCGGGACTCGTCTGATAGAACTGCGCTACATACTTTGGCCGTATCGGGTTAGGCCAATCAGTCTGTCTAAGCGGCGGTATAAATACCGCAGGAGCCTGTCTCAGCAGTGTGTTCTGTACTACATCAGGCTGTGCTCTGCGGAAAGGCGGAGGTACAACCCACTCCGTCTGGAAGAATGGTGCGACAAATACCGGAGCCACCTGCCGCAGGGAGTTGTTCTGTACAACGTCTGGCTGAGCAAATCTCTTAGGCGGAGGGGTAGGCCACTCATCCCGTCGGAACGGCTCGGGCGTAGCAAGTTGATGGAGCCTGTCTTCCCACGACGGATTAGGCCAGCGCGCTCTTACAGGATTGGGCCACAGCTCCTGACGTGTCGGAGCCGGAACAGCTAACTCTTTGAGGTTGTCTTCCCAAGACGGTAGCGCCCGCTTAATGAATAGCGGATTGGGCCAGTCTGTCTGACGGGTCGGCGTCTCAATCTCAACGCGTCGGAGGCTGTCTTCCCACGCCTGCGTAGGCCATCGCTTCGGTAGCGGATTGGGCCAGTCTGTCTGACGAGTCGGCGTCTCAAGATCGTAACGACTGAGGACGTCTTCCCACGCCTGCGTAGGCCATCGCTTCGGTAGCGGATTGGGCCAGTCTGTCTGACTAAACGGCGCAGGGAACTCCAAACGCTGAAGACTGTCTTCCCATGATGGGTTCGACCAACGCGCCTTTATCGGATTAGGCCACTCTGTCTGACGAGTCGGCGTCTCAAGATCAAGCCGTTGCAGGCTGTCTTCCCACGCCTGTGTAGGCCAGCGCTTAGGTAGCGGATTCGGCCAATCGGTCTGACGAGTCGGCGTCTCAAGCTCGAGCCGCTGCAGGCTGTCTTCCCACGCCTGCGTCGGCCAGCGCTTCGGTAGCGGATTCGGCCAGTCCGTCTGACGAGTCGGAGTCTCAATCTCGAAGCGAGTAAGAACGTCTTCCCACGCCTGCGTCGGCCAGCGCTTCGGTAGCGGATTCGGCCAATCGGCCTGACGAGTCGGAGTCTCAATCTCGAAACGACTAAGGACGTCTTCCCACGCCTGCGTCGGCCAACGCTTAGGTAGCGGGTTAGGCCAGTCTGTTTGAACGAACGGCGCAGGGAAATCGAGCCGCTGAAGGTTGTCTTCCCACGACTGTGTAGGCCAGCGCTTCGGTAGCGGGTTAGGCCAGTCTGTTTGAACGAACGGCGCAGGAAAAACCAGAGGTTGGAGCCTGTCTTCCCACGACGGATTAGGCCAACGCGCCTTTGTCGGATTCGGCCAATCTCTCTGATTGAGAGGCGCAGGGAACTCCAACGGCTGGAGTTTGTCTTCCCACGACGGATTAGGCCAACGCGCCTTTGTCGGATTGGGCCAGTCTGTCTGGCGAAGAACCGGGTCAAAATTAAGCTGGCGTAGCCCGTCTTCCCACGGCTGAGAAGGGGGCCGTTTCGGTATCGGATTCGGCCAGTCCGTCTGTTTCAGCGGCGGTGGCGGCACCTGCCATAGAGTGTTGTTCTCTACGACATCTGGCTGAAGATGTATCTTTCTAGTCGGGTTCGGCCAATCCGTCTGAGTAACAGGGGCTGGGAGTTCACGCTTACGGAGCCCGTCTTCCCATGACGGATTAGGCCACCGCTTCTTCGTCGGATTGGGCCAGTCAGTCTGCTTCAGCGGCGGTGGCGGCACCTGCCATAGAGTGTTGTTCTCTACGACATCTGGCTGCGGATACCGCCTTATAAACGGGTTAGGCCAATCCCTCTGATTAAGAGGCGCAGGGAACTCCAAACGCTGAAGTTTGTCTTCCCAAGGCTGCGAAGGGGCGCGCCTCGGCAGCGGATTAGGCCAATTAGTCTGCTTGAGCGGTGGTGGCGGCACCTGCCATAGAGTGTTGTTCTCTACGACATCCGGCTGAAGATGTATCTTTCTAGTCGGGTTCGGCCAATCGGTTTGATTCAGCGGCGCAGCGAAGTCCAACCGCTGGAGCTTGTCCTCCCACGACGGATTCGGCCACCGCTTCTTCGTCGGATTCGGCCAGTCAGTTTGCTTCAGCGGCGGAGGCGGCACCTGCCATAGCGTGTTGTTCTCCGCTACATCAGGCTGAGCATGTTGCCTCTTAAACGGATTCGGCCAATCCAGTTGTTTTACCGGAGCGGCAAAATCAAGACGGCGTGTTCCATCTTCCCAAGGCTGCGAAGGCGCTCGCCTCGGTCGCGGATTAGGCCAGTCAGTCTGCTTCAGCGGCGGTGGCGGCACCTGCCATAGAGTGTTGTTCTCTACGACATCAGGCTGAGCGTATCGTTTCCTAAACGGGTTGGGCCAATCAGTCTGACGGAATATCGGACGCGGCACCTGCCATAGAGTGTTGTTCTCTACGACATCAGGCTGCGGATATTTCTTAGGTGGTGGAGTAGGCCACGCTGCCTGATTAAAAGGAAACGAGATATCACGCCGACGAAGCCCATCTTCCCATGACGGGGTAGGCCACGGCTTCTTTGGCGGATTGGGCCAGTTAGTCTGCTTGAGCGGTGGAGGCGGTACCTGCCATAGAGTGTTGTTCTCTACGACATCAGGCTGTGGGTACCGTTTCCTAGACGGATTAGGCCAATCCGTCTGAACAATTGGCGGAATAATATCGCGCCGTCGAAGGACGTCTTCCCACGACGGATTAGGCCAACGCTTTTTAGTCGGATTGGGCCAGTCTTGCTGGTTAAACGGGCCAGTAGCTGTACCCCAGCCACCAGTACCCCAACCGTTAGTACCCCACCCAGAAGTAATCGTCATGACCGCTCAAACTGCGCATACGAGCTAGATGAGGTCAGAAAACACAGCCCGATAGGACGCAAAAGCGGTGAGGGCATGTCCGCCCCTTAAATGGTGTAACCCGCTCCTATTGGAGCGGGTTACCTTGCCAGCATAGGCTTATACAACTTCGTAGAGGAAGTGACCCGACGTCACCGGAGCCGTAGCAGCGGTAATAGCCGAGATAGAGATCTCGCTGTTGGGGGCCGTAGCAGTGGCCATTGTGAGGCTTTGATCCGGCGAAGCTACCCAACGGACGATACCACCGTAGGCGTTGAACGACAGGTGCAGCAGATGCGCTGACGCAGATCGCTGCGGGTTAGTCGTAGCCTGCGTAAAGCCCGTAGGGAGGTTAGCAGGGGCGCTTCCCAGCGCGTCGGTCAAAGCCGTACGAACGCCAGTAGCAGAGGGAGTTGCGCCGTTAGTCGAATCACGCGCTACAACGATGGTAGCCGGGGTGGAAGCCGAAGCTGCTTCACCACCGATATAGACCTCAGACACTTTGATCATTGACGACGCGTTGGAGCTTCCAATCGCGCAAAAAACGCTATTAGCGAACGTAGTCGTGTCGCCGGTAGCCGTCATGGTCAATGAGGTCCAGCTTGTCGAATATCTAGCCATCTTAGAAACTCCTTACGGAAGAATTAGTCCATAATCCCCTTTTTGAGCCCTAGTGATGGCCTCATCAAGAGTCTGTGCATACGTCTTGCACGAGAAATCCTTTGCCCGCTTTGCGGCGCAGGGATCGCAAATGTAGCTATCACACCCCCTGCAATACCCGCGTTCACGAGTGCGCTCGGGGTTCATAATAACAATGTACTGACAGTGTGAACAAGTATAAGTCTTAGTCTCAAAAAGGCCCTTGCCTGCCTGTGCCGGTAACCCGACCTTATGCAGCATATCTTCCGGAACGGGCATGTGAGATGCCCTATGGTCGATCAACAGGTACCCATCTTTGGCTAACTTACTACTCATTTATCACTCTATTTGTACGATTGCGCTACCTGTACCGGCAGCGGGGAACTGAATCGTGAATGTACCAATCGAAACAGTCTTTGTCGAACCGAAACTTAGCACGGCTACGGACTTGTTTCCATTGGTGCTGTTATAGATCAACGCGCCATCAGCGCTGAAAGTGGCCGCGCCCCACGAAATATTGGCGAAGTTGATGTACGCCGTGGTGGAGGGTAGCCCGCTAGTCGTCGGCACCTGCGTAACAGTCAGGGTCTGCCCGCCAGCGGTATAGCCCGCTCCGGTTACTTCGCCGGTCGTAGTGTACGCAGTGGTAGTGGCATCAATGTTGGCTCCGTTCGCTATCGAATAAAGCGCGATCTTGAACACGTCTTGACCAGTAATGGTTCTGGATGACGTGCTGAAATTATGCTGCGCGCTCAAGACTTCCGACTTGAACGAGTTGGTCATGGACTGAACGATACCAGTCATGTAACAGGCACTCTATTTTGGCCGCTACGGTAGACGTCACGGCGGTTCTTGCCTTCGCCCAGCACTTTGAGCAGCGCAATGCCTTCCTGATACTTCTGCTCGTAGTAGTTGATCAGGTCTTCTTCACCCTTCAGGTAAAGGTAGGCTTCCCGCAAAGCGCCGTATAGCAGCACGTTCTGGACGTTATCGCCAAGCCAAGACGTACCCGCCGTCACGATAGACGTGGGGTAGTAATAATACGACAGCTGCGCGGTGTAGTTCTGATCCGGCGTAGGACCAAGGACCAGCGTATTCTGGTCGAACTGACCGTAGTGAGTCGGCGTACCAGTAACAGTCGCGTCGGGAAACGCTTCCCGCATGTATTCAGCGTCTTTGTTCAGTAGAAACGTGCCAACCCCGCTTGGATATATGAGTTGGAGCGAAAACGTCCCCAACCAATCAGTCGGCAACGTAAGGTACTGATTATTAAGGGTAAGCGTACCAGTAGCCGTCTTACGAAGGGCAGGAATCTGGATGGTGTTGTAGATACGCTCTTCGGCTGTTTGTATAAACGTGGGGATGTAAGAGACGAACGAAGACTCGGTGTTCTCCGTGTAGTCCTGCACCATCTGCCAAAGATTTGTCGGGGAATTTACCCCGACTGCGTATGTGATTGTCATCAGCGGTTAGAGTCGCCCGGATTAGTGAGGAACTTACGCCCTTTAGTCGCCGCACCGTAGCCACGCATATCTGCGTGCTGCTTCATGCCGGTGCCCGCAATCCAACGCCCTTTGATAAGCACGCCCGCCTTGTTGATATCCGTCTGCGGGTAGCCCGAACCACGAGCATTCTCAACCGGTACGTCTTTGATCATCGTGTCCACCTCTACGAAATAGCGACAGTAACACTACCAACGCGAGCAACGCCATAAAGCGTATTACTGACATTTGCTGGCGGATCATATCCCACCGGGTTCCATCCCCAGTAGATCTGCCTGCTTCCACCTGCTCCATCATTTCCCGGTGCGTAGTAGCTAGTGTCTGGTCGCGGGCCTTCTACAGCCTGCGGGTCATCAACCGGATACATACCCAGCTGAAGCTGAGGATGATCTTCTTCCCAGCATTCGGGACATACTTTGATGTTAACATTCTTGGTCTTGATAACCAATGTCTTGAGCTGGCCGAGCTTATACCGGAACCCGCAGCGGTCACACTCCGCAATCGAGTTTTTACCGGAAGCATAACGACTGCCAGCCATAAGCCGTTACCTCGAAAAAGACATCCGTGGGACGAGTCTAAGCGAAGACTTGTCCCTGTCTTCCTCTGATGCAATCTGCCACTGCTCGTCGTAAACGGCTTTGAGCATGGGGAGCCGGACGTCTGCGCCCGGTAGCTTCATCGCCAGATAGTAAGAAAGCCCCGACACAAGTGCGGGCAGCATACGGAACGGTACATCCTGCCCGTTCACGCCATCCCCGGCGTCTTGCATACGCCGCAAGCGCCAGTACACAAAGGTGTAGGTCGTGCTGTTGTCCGGGGTAGGCCAGATAACGTACTGGGGGTACTGAACCACGTTAGCGGAGTTGGTCGTACCGCCCTGACGGTTCACCCACACTTGAATAGGGCGACCCGTAGCATTCTTGTTCGGGATGGTCGAGTAAACGCTACCGGAAATCCGGGTGATGTTGATGTCGATCTGATTCTGACCCGTCCCGGTGCGGATTACGTGGTCCAGAAGATCAACCGTATCAACGGGCAGATCATACGTAGATTGGTTATACGTGAGTACCTGCTGACCTTCTTCTACGGTCCAGAGGTTGATGCCCCGGTTAGCCCAGTCCATCAGCAGTAGATTGAGACTGCGCCGAGCGGTACGGAAATCGTAGCCGGAATGCAGCTCAGCCCCACAACGCTCAAACGCTTCCTCAATGACGCTATTCAGGTCAAGGTTGAACTCGTTAGTAGCGGATGTCTTGTAGGTGGGCATTATCTACCTTGGTTTCTATAGGCCCGCGTCTTCTGCGCTACGGCCTTCGGCTGCTTGACGAACTGCTTGCCAGCGGCTTTTCCCTTCCTTTTCGCAGCGGTCGTCCAAGCGTATTCAGCGGAAGTTAGGGCTTTAATCGCCGCTTCAGGCAGATACCGTTCGCCCGTTTTGCTGGAAGGCTTACCAGACTTGGTGCGCCACTTCTGCGCTGTCCACGCCTTCAAGGATTTTTGTGGGGCCTTCAATCTCGGTACCCTCCACCCGCTTCCTTGTAACGCTTAGCAAGCAACTGCGCCTTTCGAGCGCTCCACTGCCCTGCTTTAGTCCCCTGAACCGCGCTGTTCTTTATCTGCTCGAACAGCTTCTTTCTCATACCGGGCTTGGTGTAGTTGCCAGCAGCGTTGACCTTGGACTTAGCCTTGGACTTAGCAGTACCGCCCTTAGCCATCTTTTCCACCGGCTCGTCGTCCCCGCGACGTACCGCGCGAGGAATCTTCTGGGGGCGAATAGCGCCCATGCCGCGAGATGGCATCATGGCAGTGGCCTAAGTCAGACAAACTTGCCGCGAGTCTTGCCCTTGGATTCGCAGCCGCCGCCACGAACCATGCCGCCCTTAGCCATACTTACCTT